TTAACTACTATTTCTAGCTTGCACACTCTCACAAATGATTTTTAATACTAGATCATATCAAGCCATTTAAAGCCTAGCCTAGTAAACCCATTTAAATCACAGTCTCACAGATCATTTTAACTAGACTGAAACGAGAGATATATTGTGAAAATTTTCACACTAAAGCGTTAAAGAATAATCTTAACTTATGACACTCCATAAATAATTGATATGATTAAATTTAAAATAACTCTTGCAATTGCCGTTTAAATGTGGTACTATAATATCAAGGAAAAAGGAAACGAAACAGAAGAGAATAAACCAAAACAGAATATGAAAGGAGAACTTAATATGACAATTAACAATCTTCACAAGTGGGTCCCAGTTTATTCAGAGTTGAAGCGCACAATAAATTATTGTAAGAATATGAACTACGCTTGGTATATGGCTTATGAAGTAGTTTATAGGTCAGCATGGACTGCTTATTTGGCTATTATAAACTTTTCCTTATATACTGGGATTGAAAAAGATTATCATATTGTTCTTAAATGCGCATATCGGTATTTAAGTAATGTCTATAAGGAGGTGGAATAAATGCGCTACACCTTCGACAGTATAAACGCCCTTGCTAGAGACGTTCACCCCGATTTTAGAGTTTGCAGTTATAATACATTATGGATTCTCTCGCTTAGATGCAACGATTATGGAGGCGTTGAGACGATTTTTCAAGCCAAAACAGCCAAAGAGATAGCCAATTACCTTTACAGCTTAAATAAGCTAAGACGTTTGGGCGTCGTTAAATAGCAGGTTAGGCCCAAAGCGTGGAGAACAGCTTTAAAGCCGTTCTCCGGTCCTGAAAAGGAAAATCAAATTAAAAGGAGAATGAATCATGAAATTCACAAGAACTATCAAGAGCACAAAGTATATCTTCGGAGAAGTCAAAGAAGAGAATGGGAAGTTGGAAGTGCACGAGAACGGCTCGTTTGTTGGTACTCCCAACATGGGCAGCCGCAACTTGATAAAGGCGAAGGAAGCTCACGGCATCCCTAAGGCGGCGCTCCTGATTGCTATTCAGGAGGTTACGGAGAAGCGTTCCATGGACCTGGATACGTTCCTCAAGTATTCCGAACTAGTGAGCGACGATGAACCGGACACGGAGATGGAGGGCTGATGCCCTCCCTCCGCTCTCAAGTTAAATCGCCACTACGCTAATGCTTTAATCCGCTAAAGAAGATCACTATTCATTATCGGTTTACATCGCTAAAGTAAGTCGGCCCTAACTTTGCCGGTTTAGTGAGCTAAAGGAGGTCCAAAATAAATGCAGGCAGAAAATGACGTCATGATTTCTCAGGTTGAGAAGATCAATAAAGACATTTCTGATATCAAGTATGTGTTATCCACTTATTCCGACTATTTTAAATCACATTTTTCAGAGGGACCAGGGGGTACTAAAAATGACGAGTTTAAAACCCCTCCCTCCTTTCAAGAAGAGGTAGTCCACTTAGAAAATATGTGTGACGAGGATATTATTTGCCGTCTTAAATCCTCTAATAAATGGAACTGTATGAAACTTTTGTTAGAAGCAGATTATTTCGATATGAATTTGTTTGACCTTATTATATGGTTGGATTGTGTATCTAAATATACATTAGAATTATCAGGGATAGCAAAGGCATATAGACGCATGAAAAATGATGTAGAGGAATATGGTGGATTTAATGGAAAATTTTATTAACAACCTAGCGTCCCTCGTTACTGCCAAGTCTTTAATGGCAATCGCTCTCACCATCGTTTTTTGTGTAGCAGAATGCACCGTTGGGGTTAGCTCTGATTTTATGAGTTTGTACGCAATCGTAATTGGTTTTTATTTCGGGCAGAATAGTACAGATACAACCAACTTAATGAACTACAAATAAGGAGATTAAATATGTTTAATAAAGAAAAGCAGGAAAGAAGAGAGACACCGCTAACAGAGTTCAGAAATGGCAGCATTTTTAGTAATGCTTTAATCGGCGGTACAAATCAGGGCCTTTATGAAGCCCTATGTAATATCAATGAAAATCTCTCCCGCATAGCTGATGCTTTAGAAGGGAGAACTAAAGAATGAGTATTATAATTGATTTTATCATTGTTTTTTTCTTCATTGTAGGAGTTATTTCAACTGCCTGGATTGTTTGGGAATATGTCGATGAATGGCTTCTTGGAAAAGACCTTATGCTTCCAAAATTGATTTATAATTTTCATACTGAGCAGGTTTTTTATGACAAGTATCTAGGAGAGATTATTTTCTTCTATGTTGGGCAGCCATTTTGCGTAATAAGAAGACGGTCATTATTTTACAGGTTTACACCAGATTCAGCATTGTATGGTGCAGACGTTAAATGTGCGATTTTCGAGCTTACCGGATTCTCAATTCCATGGCGTGATTTACCCGTAAACTATAAGTGGAACGAAGTGAAGTTTAGAAATGAACGAGATTTTTTACGACAGATTCAAAGAATTAAGGGATAATAGAGGATGCCTTTTAGTTCACATTTCAGATGGTATTGCTAAAACCCTGGTTATTATGTATCCTGCTGGTTTTCATACAGTAGAGTGTATTCAGTTTATAACTAAGTACACGAATTTAACACACCAGACTGCTTACACCCTAATAGATACACTTTCAAGAAATTGTTTGAAGCGTATGGAGGTTAGGTTGAATTGGTAAGAAGAGATAGCCTAGTTATTAGGAATTTAATGGTTTATGACTATAAATTCTTAAATCCAGAAACTAATGAAGACTTCATTATTACAGATTGTGAAGAACTTACTCTTAAACAAGCGACTAAAATGGCGCATGAAAAAGGACTCCTGTTTATAGGATGCAGTACAAGAACTGAGCGCAGAGTAATGAGTAAGAAATTTTTCTTCGATAATTCCAGCGTTTCAAACGCAGGAAAGTATTACAAGTGAATAACCCATCTAGGGTATTCAAATATAACTTATTTTAAAGGAGTAAAGAACAATGGAAAACGCTATGACTACTACCAATGACAAGATGCTGGACTTCAACGCATTCAACAGGGAGATTAATCAGTTCGTTTCCTTCCGCGCAGAAGATATGAAGAGTAAGGTCAGACTGTTCAACGCCATGAATCAGCCGAAGTACAAAGTCAGCGACATGATTAACAAGAAGATCAAGCTCAAAGACGTTATTCTGATGAACGTCACAATGGAGGGTGAAGATGGTGAGCAGGATACCGGAATTCGTTCCGTTCTGATTGATGCTGATGGCAACGCTTACAATGCGACCTCTAACGGCATCTTCTCCAGTCTCACGAATCTGTATATGATTTTCGGCACTCTCCACTTCGAGGACCCGCTGGAAATTATGATTTCTCAGATTCCCACTAAGAGAGGTTCTACTCTCTCTATCACTCTTCCCTAACTAACCATCTTCCCATTCTCTAATAGAGAGCCGCCTTAAATTCTAAGGCGGCTCTCACAATAGGAGTGATATAATGGCAAAATCTAAAAGAGGCGGTCCGCCTAAAGGATGGAAACAGGCGGAGTACGACCTATTTAAACGTCAAGTAGCGAACTATAATAAGCGAGTTAGAGCATTAAGAAAAAGAACAAGGCCAGAGCTGTTAAAATTTGCACCAGAACCAACAACAGTAAAAGAGCTGTTAGCAAGCCATGGTAAAAGAGAAGCTAAGAGAACAGCTAAAGCATTAGAGCAGTTCAGAAATCGAGGCTTGCAATGGACGATGTACCAAGGACAGCCCATGCTTAAAGCTCAGAAAGCAATTATAGAACGCAATCTAGAACGCGAAAATAAGAGGCGTAGACAATTAGCAAAGAAAGTAAAAGAAGCACAAGCTCAAACAGGACGTTTACCAACTCAGATAGATCAAGATTTGAAAGAGGAACAATTTGAGCAGTTGACTCCGCGAAGATTAGCAGATTTAATGCGGCTAGATTATACACCGATTATAGACAGAAGGACAATTAACTGGAATACAAACTATATTTCACAACTAGAGGAAAACCTACAATTCATGGAATTAACTGGAACAGGAACAGAAGAAGCTATGCAAATGGTAAGAGAGATTGAGCAAATGGCAACAACGATAACAGCAGAAGAGTTTTATCTTGTTCAACGCTCTGTTCCTGAGATAGCTATAACAAACATTTCTGACGTTCCATATTTTATGAACAATATTGCAGCTGTTCATAGAAGATGGTTACAGTTCTATGAGTCAAGAGGTTATAGATTATAATTGCCTGCGACTTTGAGACAATCGTTAATGACGAGCGTACAAGAGTATGGGCATGGTGTGGAGTACAAGTAGAGAGTGAAGAGATTGAATATGGGACGAAAATAGAGGACTGGCTAACATACGCATTCAGCTATGGAGAGGTTTGCTACTTTCATAACCTGAAATTCGATGGTTCTTTTATAGTAGATTTTCTATTCAGATTAGGATATGAATGGAGTTCAAAAAGAAGGCTCGATGAAAAGACATTTACAACGCTTATCTCTGATATGGGAATGTGGTATAGTATCAAGATCAGAGGCGAAGATGGACCAGGAGAATTGAAACGAGAAGTTACAATATATGATAGTTTAAAGATCATTCCAATGCCAATTGCTCAAATGCCTAAAACGTTTGATATTGGATTAGAGAAATTAGACCTAGATTATGAAGGAGATAGAGAAGAAGGCCATGAGTTAACAGAGCATGAAAAGCTTTATATTAGGAACGATACATTGATTTTGGCGCGGGCTTTAAAATTCATGCGTGAGCATAACATGAAGAAGCTGACAACGGCTTCAAACGCTATGAATGATTTTAAAACCCGTCTAGGAAAAGCAGAATTCGATAGACTATTTCCTCAGTTAGATGCCATAACTGACAGAGATATTAGAATGAGTTATAAAGGCGGTTTTACATATCTCAATCCTGTTTACAAAAATAAACCTATTGGCAGGGGTCAGGTTTATGATGTCAATTCAATGTATCCATGGGCAATGAAATTTTGTAGGCTTCCTTATGGAGAGCCAGTTTATTTCACTGGGCAATACGAAGAGGATGAAGGTTATCCATTATACGTTCAATCCCTAGTATGCGATTTCAAATTAAAATCCGGTTGTGTACCATCCATTCAAATTAAGAATAATTTTCATTATTCAGAGACAGAATATTTAAGAGAGTCGGAAGTAGAAACAGTATTGACATTAACAAGCGTAGACCTAAAGTTGTTTTTTGATAACTATGATGTGACTGTATATTCATGGGAAGGTGGATATAAATTTAAAGGTATGGTCGGTATGTTCGCTGACTATATCGATTATTGGTATGAGCAGAAAAACGAAGGAAAGAGAACAGGAAATAAAGGTTTAACTCAGATTGCTAAGTTGATGCTTAACTCATTGTATGGAAAATTCGGTGCATCGCTTACAGGAAGATCAAAGATTCCACAGTTTGACAGAGATCAGGATAAGGTAACATATTACTATGGAGCAGAAGAGAGTAGAACAGCATATTATGTACCAGTGGCATCCTTTATAACATCTTATGCGCGTGATAAAATCATTCGTGCGGCTCAGCAGTTGGGTGAACGATTTATTTACGCAGATACAGACTCACTCCACGTTAAAGGAACAGAACCGGCAGATATTGATATTGACGAATACAGATTAGGAGCGTTCAAGATTGAAGAAGAATTTGACCACGCCGTATTCATTCGTCAAAAGACTTATATGGAAAGCATCAATGGAAAGAATGACGTAAAGTGCGCAGGAATGCCTAATAATATCAAAGAAACAGTTACATTTGAGAACTTCAAAGAAGGCGCTACTTTTGAAGGCAAGTTAATGCCTAGAATAATACCAGGTGGGACAATCCTGCGAGAAACAACGTTTAAGATCAAGTCAAAATAATTGTCGAGCCGATTGGAAAACGAACTTGACAAGTGTTGAAAGAAGGTGTACAATAGTAGTGGGGCAGTATATGGTTTTCGTTTCCACGATTCGGGAGTACAACGGCGAAGAGTCGGCCTGGATGTGACTGGGGTTTGTATCCTGTGACGCTACAACTGTATATATGCCCCACTCTAATATTATGAGTAAATCAATGTATTATGACATAAACAAAACCTTGTCATATAATACTCTATTTAATTTCGTTGTTGGTCCTCGTGGTGCAGGTAAGACTTATGCGGCAAAAAAGCGAGCTATAAGTAACTTCCTTAAAAGGGGAGAGCAATTTGTTTATTTACGCCGCTATGATACTGAGCTTCCATCAAACACAATTAAGAACTTCTTCGATGATGTAATGCAGGAGTTTCCAGATCATGAGTTTAAGTCAAATCTAGGAGTATTCAGAATAGATGGTGCAATAGCTGGATGGTATTTTCCGCTTTCTAAAGCCACTATGATGAAGTCAACACCATTTCCCAATGTAAGCATGATAATCTTTGACGAGTTTATCATTGACGTGGGCATGGTGCATTACCTTCCTAAAGAAGTAACAGCTTTTCTTGAATGCTATTCGACTGTCAGCAGAGATCGAGACATACCAGTATTTTTCCTCTCTAATGCAATTACATTTACTAATCCATATTTTCTTTACTTTGATATAACTCTTGAAGAAGGCCAGAGATTAAAGATCAAAGGTGACATTTCTTTAGAGCTTGTAGAAAATCCAGCTTATACAGATCATGTGAAGAATACGAGATTTGGCAAATTGATTGCTAATACAGAGTACGGAAAATATAACATGGAGAACAAGTTTCTTAGAGATACGGATACCTTTATTACAAAGATGTCAAATAATTCTTTCTATGTTGCAACGCTTATTATGCAGAACCAGGAGTTTGGCATTTACCGCGATATGAAAGATGATTTAATGTTTATCTCTGAGAAGATCGACCCGACCGCTAAGAAGTTAGTATTGGACACTGATTCACATAACAGTGATACTCTACTTGTTAAAATGCGAGGAAGTGTTGTTATCAATATGCTTCTTGATTACTACACAAAAGGCAATGTTCGGTTCGAGACACAGAAAGCTAAAAATATGGCCATTGATTTGTTTAGGAGGTTAATATAATGCCGTTCGAGTTTAACACAGACGCTTGGAACGAGTTTACAAAGAAAGTTCTTGAAGCCAATGGAGATCAAGCCACGCTTACCACTCTTTTGAGTGATATGCAGGATACATTTACAACAGGAATTACAACGCAGGGAGAACTGGATAAAACAAACAAGAGTTTAAAAGAAGAGAATGGAAGATTGAAAGAAGCAAATATGGCTCTGTTTCTTAGAGTTGGTGAACAGAAAAAGGACTCTCAGGAGCCTGAAAAATCCGGAGAGCCTAAACCCGGCGAAGAGGGTCACGCCGTAGACAAATTTTTGGATAATCTATATAAGGAGAAATAAATTATGGCTAGTAACAAGACTCCGCAAGTTGCTTCTGCTGAGATGCTTAACAGCATTCGAGCAGACGCTTCTGATGCTTATAAGAATGCAGTCCCCGTAGCAACTCCGTATAACCTCGCTGACGTTGGCAACCCTATTCTCACTTACGAGGCAGTTGCAAACGAATTTCTGAATGCCCTTGTTAACAAAATTATTATGACTCTCGTTATCAGAAAGACTTGGAGCAATCCTCTGGCAATGCTTAAAAAGGGTAGTGAACCTCTTGGTCTTGACGTTGAAGAGATTCAGGTTAATCCAGCTAACGCAACCGCGTTTGATGGTACGACTGATAATGGTTATTCTGACATTTTGAAGCCGGCTCTGCCTGACGTGAAGGCGGCTTGGTATCGTCTGAATCGTCAAGATAAGTATAAGGTTACTATCAATAATGAAATGCTGACTAACGCATTCACTTCTTGGAACACTCTGGAAGGTACGATTGCCGCAATTGTTGACAGCCTGTATAATGGTAACACCATTGACGAGTTTAAGTACACCAAGCAGCTCATTGATGATGCTCTGACCGGAACAAAGCTCAATACAGTTACTGTTACGGCTCCTACTAATAGAGATACGGCTGCGGCTTTCCAGCAGACTATTCAGAACCTCTCCCTCCAGTTTCAGTTTCCCTCTACTGCATATAATAACTACACTAAAATGGGTGGTACTGGTGCTCGTACAACCTGGAGTTCTATTGAGGACCAGATTATCATTATTAACGCGGAAGTTGCGTCCGCTGTTGGTGTTCAGTTCTTGGCAGCCGCATTTAATCTGTCTTACGCTGATTATGCCACGAAGCAGATTATTGTTGATAGCTTTGCCCCTAGTTCTAAGTGCCTCGCAATTCTGGCTGATGTGAACGCTTTCCAGATTAGAGAAAAACTGCGTCGTATGACCAATTTCTATAATGCTGGTAATATGGCATGGCAGTATTATTTCCATTGTTGGGATACCTTCTCACTGTCTCCGTTCCATAACGCTGTCGCTCTGGTTACTGAGTAAATTAAATATGGGAGGGGGTCTTTATAGGCCCTCTCCCTGGAGGTAAAAATATGCCTATTCTTTCCCCAACAACTAGAATATACCTATGTGAGAATGCAGGTATTACAAAAGATCATAAAGCATATTTTAGCTCCAATTCTGCAATGATCTCTTATCTGCAAGGCAAAGTAGCGCATTCGTTTACAAACTGTACTTATCAGAGAACCGATGAGCGAGAGTACACGCAGTTAAACATTGATTACTATGATGCCTTAAAATGTGATGTAATGTTTTGGCAAAATCCGAACAACAGCACAAAATATCTGGTTGCACTTATTACCGGCTTTGAATACTTGAATGAAGGAACAACTAGAATTTATTTTGAAATTGACCCTTATTCAAGTTTTTGCGGGGACATTGAATGGCAACCATGTTATGTAGAAAGGGAGCACGTTACAGGCGATTGGATTGATGGTCAACCGAACTGGAATATTTGTGGTATTTCTGAACCAATTTCAGGCGCTCCTGTTGTAGTAGAAAACGAATTAACATATCCTCTTGTGCCTACAAGATATGTTATCTTGACTCCGTATAATGAGGACGGACAAGTATCCATTCACGGCAATACTTTAGGCGGCATCTATTCAGCAATGAATATGATTGTTAAAAATACTGCCGAAGAGGTTGACGATTACCTTAATACTGTTGCGGTTCATATTGCCACATCACTGGATAACATTGGACCTATTCTTTCTGTTCCCTCTTTCTTCCTGAATGATAAAGAATGGGAAATGGGCACTTTACAGTCTCCATGGATAACGCTTAATGGGCATTTCAATAATGCAAAGGTGTACACTTCTCAATATACGATGCTGAGAGTAGAAGGAGCCGCCGGGAGACAAAAAGAATTTCTTCCCGAATTGATGGGACAGAACGGCCTCGCTACTCCACTCACTCAGTTATTCGCTAAGGGCGGGTTAATTGGAGGCATTGGTGGTTTTGCTGTTTATATAAAGAACTATAAGGGTATTGAAACAAGCCTTGAAGATGCTTATTTAATTACCGATATGCCGTCAAGTGTTTGGGTTGGTAATAATATTTTGGATAATTGGCAAAACGCCATTATGAAAACAATTAGCGGAGGATTGAAGGGAGCCGCAGCCGGGAGCGTGGCAGGCCCAGGAGGAACAGCATTGGGAGCACTAGGAGGAGCAGCTTTATCTCTCGTAGGTATGGCAAATCAAATGGTTGCCTCCGGTGGTCAGGTAAATACAACAGCTAATGCCGCAGTTGCTTTTGGAGCTTACAGAGTGTGCACACGATGGTATATTAGTCCCACTCAAATCATGGAAGCAGTTGACGATTTCTTTGATCGTTTCGGCTATGCCGTGGGGCTTCTTAAAATTCCAAATGTAAACACTCGTCCTATTTGGAATTATGTGAAAACAAGTGAAGCTCACATTGGTGGAGACATTCCAGAGCATTATAGAGAGCAAATTTGTGATATGCTGAATAATGGCGTCACATTCTGGAATGTAAATAGACGTTCAATCGGTGATTTCTCTAACCCCTCCGCTAATCAGATTGAGAACTATACTTATGATGATTTCTTAGAAGACTCACCCTTCCAGGAGTATGACCCGCCTGAGTCAGACCCGGAACAGCCTGACCCACCTGCCGCTGATGATTTTAGTGTTCTTCCAGACGAAGTTGTGGAATATTCTTTAGCTGCTGATGGAGATACTTATTTAAGTAAGAATTTCAAAGTCAGAGAGTTCAGATGCCACGATGGTAGTGATAAAATTCTTGTGAGTAAAAGACTTGTTGAGCTGTTACAAATCATTCGTGACCATTATGGAGTACAAGTCATTATTAACAGCGGATATAGAACCACTACCCATAATACCGCTGTTGGTGGAGCCGCTAAGAGTCAACATCTTTATGGCCGTGCCGCTGACATTGTAGTAACTGGACAGACTCCGCTTAACGTTTATAATTGGGTTGCTAATAACGTTATGCCTTCTGGAAAAGGCGGTATGGGATGTTACAGATCAAAAGGTTTTATTCACGTTGATGTTCGTCCCTCTGGTTACTGGAGAGACAACAATGTGTAAGGAGGATTATTATGCAAAATGAAGCTAGGATTTATAGTAAATCTCTTGAAGGTGATAAACAGCTGACTTCCTCTTTTAAGGTAAAAGAGTTTGCCTGTAATGATGGGAGTGACGTTATTCTGATTCACCCTAATCTTCCAGCCGTATTGCAGAATATCCGCAATCAGTTCGGAAAACCCATTATCATTAACAGTGGTTACAGGACTCCCGAATATAACAAGAAGGTGGGAGGCGCTACTCGCTCTCAGCATTGTTATGGTACTGCCGCTGATATTGTGGTTGACGGCGTTTCTCCCGCTTCTGTTGCCATTGCCGCTGAAAAGGCATTGAAAGAAACTGGACATTCTGGTGGGATTGGACTCTATAAGAGTTTTGTTCACGTTGATGTCAGATCAAAGAGGTATAGATGGGACCAGAGAAGCGGTAAAGAAGTGGCGGTGAGCGGGTTTTGAAAACTGTCACTAAATTCGTTGTTTTCTGTATTGCGTTCCTTGTGCTTTATACAATAGCATCCCTTATTATCTTCTACAAAACAGGGTATGAAGCATCCACTCTTACAAATATGGTGTTTACCGTTTTTGGAGTTGAACTTGTATCTTGTATGGTGAAGGCCATTATCAATGGCAGAGGTAAAGGAAATGGAAGCTCTACTTGAAACAGCTAAAAATATTTCCCTTATTGGAGGGGGAATTGCCGTTGTGTGGAGACTGTTTACTTTCACATCCACAATCGGTAAAAAGATTGACACTAACTCTGACGAAATCAGAGATATGAGAGAAAAGTTGAATAGAGACTATGATAAGATAGATAAGTTAAATCAGGCAGATAAACATATTTGTCTATTCCTAATTGATATGTCGGACCACATGATAAACGGGAATCACATAGACAAGCTCAAAGAGACACGCAAAAATGTTATTACTTTCTTATCAGAGGGGGTAGATTGATGTTTCCTCTTATGGATGCCTTCCCAATTCTTTCACTACCTGATTTTAGAGTTAACACTAGCGGATTAACTAAACGGCAAACAAAGATGCTTAATACCATTCAATTTGCCGAAGTATTTTCCAGACTAATGAATGTTATGCTTTCCAGGTTTAAATGGAATGGGCTTCCGGCGTCGTGCAATGAAAGGGCATTAGAAATTACTCTAGCATTCTACGGTTACGCATTGTTCTTTAATGATGAGAATATCGGCTTTGCTCATACTCCTTGTACATTATCCGGCCCATTTAATATCTACTATGAGAGTGTTAATAGGCGGGCATACAGTTACAACTATGAGAAGAACTACACAATTGATGATAGTGTGCTCATTAGGGGTAATTTAACAATGACTCCTGACTATCTCATTCTAATGAATTACGCTCCAAAGATTGCAGACGCCATTAGAGCTATTGACGTTCATACGCAGACTTTGAAAAAGCCTTATATGGTGTCCTGTGAAGAGCGGCAAAAGAACTCTGTTATTAGAGCTTTAAATGACATTGCAGACAATGAAGTAACTGTTCTGGCCGTTCCGAATGCAGGAATCAATACTTTGAGTGTTCTCACGACTGGAGTACAAAGCTACCTGGGAGATATGTGGGCGAACGTCAAGAATATGTTCAATCAGGTGTACTCCGCTTTAGGAGTAGCAAATGAGTTTACTTCCAAAAAGGAAAGACTAGTTGTGAGTGAGAGTCAGGGAGAACAAACGCCTATTAGACACTCTCTGGAAAGCGAGCTTGAATGCAGACGTAAAGCGTGCGAAGAGATTAACAAGATGTTCGGCCTTAATATTTCTGTTGAAGCAAATCAGCTTGAACAGTTTAAGGAAGAGCAGATTGAAGACCTATTGGCAAAGATGGGACAGCAGGTGGAAGGAGGGAATGAAAGTGTTTCCATGGAATCCGATTAACCCTCGTAACTATGAGCTAGGTCAGCTTGTATCCACTGGCTATCAAGTCTTTGACGATACATGGAGCACCTATATTCCCGAGCACAAAAGCGAGTTGTGCGCTAAGATTGTACGGCATTATTTCTTTTACGAAATTGGGCAGGATACTCCGGATAAGTTCAAGCTATATCTAAACGAAACACTTGAACGTATCATGCCATTTTACAATCAGTTGTACAAAAGTGAGCTGATTAAGTTTGACCCCATTATGAATCATTTATTGGAGACGAATGGACGGTCTATTGAAAATGTGCTGAGAAAAGCACAGAAGGGAGATAGCGAAGTAATTAGCGCATTAGAGAACTTCGCTAAATCCTCTAAAGGTATCACCAACTCCACACAGGGGACAAAGCAAGGTATCACAGAGCAAGAAGACTACAAGAGAGATTACACAGAAAACAAAGAGAGAACAGAGAACGAAACAACCGGAGTCAATAGGAAATTGGATGGCACGGTCACAAGAGACGGTACAACTGATACCACGACTAATGAGACGGTTGCCGAAAATCAGAACGGAGACAAGCGGTTTGCAGACACGCCGCAAACTACCGTTGGGGATAATCCAAATAACGCCTATATGACGAACTTCACAAAGGAGAGTCAAACCAGAGATACCACAACGAATGCAACATCTAACAGTACAATCCACCAAACAGACGAAACAGACGAGACAGAAACAACTGATACTGACCGTAAATTAAATGGAACAGAAGATACGGTTGGAAATATCACTGATGAACGAACCAAAACTTCACAGCTCAATAGAGATGTTGATACAAAAGCTACTAATGATGGATTTGAGAACGGTTCTAGTAGCCAGGATACAAGCAAGGCAAAACAGACTCTTGAAGACGAGTCTCAGACAACTGATGAAGGAAAGCATGAAATCATTTCCGGATTTATGAATATGACTCCATCTCAGCTTTTGCAAGGTTTTCGTGAAACATTCCTGAACATTGACGAACAAATCATTAAAGAGCTTCAATACAATTTCATGGAGGTATTTTAATATGTTTACTGTTGACGAAATTATCCACCTGTGGGAAGAGGACAAGATTACTACCGAAGAGGCGAACAGACACCTTGCGGAAATTGGCTCTCGTGTTCGTCTCGATGATACTAAGGAAAGCGGCTGGACCGAAGAGGAAATGAAGGAAGGCTTCATTACTGGCAAGCCCGGTGAGCCTGTTCAGAGAGAGCTGGATAGAAGCCGCCGTATGGATATGGCTGGTAAGACCGCTTTCCAGAAGGTCAACGGCAAAATCTACAAGGTGTGGTACAACGAGGATGGCTATTTCCAGAAGGCTTTCCGTGCGAAGAAGTGAGGTAATACACTATGAGTAATTGCAATCACTACAAATGGGATGGTCATGGACATCCTCTTACTGATGGTTATTGCTATCCGGAGGGCTGTCGCCCTCCG